TTGTGATATCTGAAATGAGATTTCATTTCACCGCCACAACACCAACATTTCTGATTCATTCCTGTCAGTTCATAGAAGTCTTTTGTATAGTCATGCATAAGTCCACCATACCGAAAAGGCTTATCTCTCAGTGTATTCTTTCCTTTCATGTGATTTCTCCTTTTCTTCATCAGTTCCAGGATTCTTCCGGTTCAGCTTTAACCTCAACATCATCATCGTGCATCTCCATAATATCTGTGATATCGCAGAATGCTCGATCTAACCGCATCATGAAAATGTCAAATTCATCTACGTATCTTAATGAATTGATATCAAGTTCGCTTTTGAATCCTGTGATACGGAATCTATTACTTCTTGATTCATATAAATGGATTTCCTTTGTCAGCTTCTCATCCTCTACACACTTAAAAACTAAATCGCAAAATCTTCCTCCGAACATACTATTTCTTATATCTACACTTACTTCTACTTCCACATTCTGGTAACTCGGTCCATCGTCTGTGCAGATTTCAAGTTTAGATGTATCTACATTCTCGCTGACATATTCCTTGTATTTCTCGAATACGTCTTTTAAGCTGATTACATCTTTATCCGGCTCTGTCATAAGGCTTTTGAAGTTTCCTAAAATCTCCTTGTTGTCAACTAAATTCGTGCTGTTGATAATTTCTGTGAGAATTGCATCAAGTTTTACCACATGATCATCCAAACTTACTCTTTCGATTGCCGGTGTCATTACTTCTTTTACTTTCTCATCAATAACCTTTCTTGCATCACCATTCCATCTGAACTGTTCTTCGATACTGCTTTTCAGTGCTTTGGTCACGGCATCGGATACAAGCTCTTCAACTGTTCCGTCATTCAATTTATCTGTTACTGCTTTCGCTATTCTTTCTTCAAATGTACTCATAATTCGTTCCTTTCTCCTTAAAAAAGCGTAAAAAAATACCAACCACCGAATATTGATGGTTGGTAAAATATTATTCATCTATTTTCATCCATATAGTTCCTTCTGGGGAATCTTCTGGTTCCTCTTTTGAAAATATGATATCAGGCTTGTTTTTCGTTTTTTCATCAGTTATTCTTTCAGCTATATGTTCAGCATCCGCCACATTTATACCAGAATTATTTATTGTATTAGCAATTTGTGAATTATTATTCTTTGATTCACCCATATCGATTTTATCTTCATCGTTGTTCTTTATCAATTTTATTCCCACTCCGCCAACAAATAATCCTATGATACCAGTGATAACACCTATTAAACCTATAATATTGTCGAAATTCCCTAAACTATCATTTATTTGCTTCAATACATCCATTGATATTCCTCCCGTACATTTATACGGAAATTATACCATTTCAACCATCAATATTCAATTGTCAAGGTGCTTTCATGATTTTTCTCCACGTTTACAAATATCTAAAGCACAATGCATACATCTTTTGCTCCCAGTCGCACCGAGATAAAAGCTCGTCAAAATCCTTTTCCGGCATGAACTTTATCCCGTAATGCAATCTGGATATGAATTTATATAATTCTTCAAACATTGCTACTCCTTGTATTTCTTCAAAATCTCTGTAATTGCTTTCATGTGTCTAGCTACTTCCGGAAGATCTTCATCACTGATTTTCCCAATGCGATCTTTTCTTTTCGATTCAGTTAACTCAAATATTCCGTCCTGAATATCTCTAAATGTCTTAGCAAGAAAAGTTTCTCTCGCAGCTTCACTATCACACTCATAAAATACTTCTCTTTTGTCATGTTCTCCAAACTTATCCGTAAAGAATTTGGTTCGCTTTGGAGTGATTCTTGTAATTTGTGCCGGAAAAATCAGTTTATGCCGGAATGATAAACCCCATCCGTAGCTTACTTCTCTTGCAATCCCGACCCAATCTCCAACTTTCAATGTGTCTTTGTCTATCTCTTTTAATTCAATTCTCATTTTTTCTCACCTATGCAAATCTCAATTGTTCCTGTGTATCGTTAATTCATTTCGCTTTCAAGAAAGTCTTCAATGCTCATCTGTCCTTTAATGTGTCCTACACCAGACTTTTCCTCTTCCATCCTTTGCTTCTTATACTCGTTGTATTTCTTTCTGTACTCATAGCTTTTACCGAAAATGTTCCATGCTGCTTTAACGACATTCGGCTCATAAGGTCTTATTTTCTCCAAATCATCTACAGCTTTGTATGATATAGGGCAACCACAACATCCTGTTCTTGTCAGTCCGTATACCTCATAAGCATCGGAATACTTGATTCCGTAGTAGTTTTTGTACCATTCCTTATCCTTGTCTGATACATAGTAGAGCGGTCTTAAACGATACTGTCCGCTTGCAGTCTCGGTGAAGCACAATGCTGTGTTATCTTTTCTAGGAACTGATCTCATTCCACCCTCATCTCTTCGCTCTCCAGTTATTACCATGTCGTATGATTTCTGAACTTTATGGGCAATCTGCTTTTTGCAGTAGTCACAACATTTCGCACTTATCATAAAATCCGGTGGGCATTCCTCAATGAAATCACGCATGTATTTTGATGAATTAATTACCAGCTGAATGTTCGGTCTTGGTTCTCCTTTAGAATTACAGCAACAAAGAAAGTTGATTAAGCTCTCACACTTCGGATATCTTTCTTTCAGCTCTTTTCTCTTTGCTTCTTTATCCTCTGCCTGGTCATACTCTTGAGCAATAGACAGCGGAACTCCTTTTTTCTGCCAATCAGATAATCCTCCAGACATAATCTTTGATACGAACGGAATTCCATATTTTCTTGTGGATTGCACGATGTTGATTTTCGGTCTTACTTCTTCAATCTCGACACCATATTTCTCAGCAACATATTTCACATGGTCTTTCGTTGCTTTCATCTCCAATCCAGTGTTGAAAAACACATATTTGATTGGTGGAAGTTCAAATATCCGTCTCGTCCTTTCAATCAGGTCAATCATAATGTCACTATCAGCACCGCCAGAGTAGGAACAAATAGCATTAGGATGTTCCCTCAATCTTTTTGCGATAATACTCTTAATTGCTTCAAATTTCGCCGGAGAATCAAAGTCTGCATAATCCGGTCTATCTGTGTATACTTTACTTACTCCTGTTTTCATCTTCTCGAAAGGAGCCGATATATCTTTGCCCGGCCGGAGCTCCGTACTCCTTTCTGTATTCTTTTCTAAAATTCTCTTATGTTACTACATGTTCCAATCTTGCCTACTTCCAGAGTTTCCAGCAATCCCATTACTGAACGCTGTTGTTCTTCCGTTTGCGCACCATGCATAGTTAAGTCCTTTATCTGCACTGATTCCTTGCCAGTGCATATTACCTTCATGCAAGGCAATCAAATCATCTGTTCCATATTCTTCTTTCGGATTCAGCTCTACATACTTCTTTGCTCCATTTTTTGTACCGTATCCGCAGCTCTGTACAGTTTTTACGAACTCTTCTGCATTCATTTCTTCTGTACCTCCATCAGTTTCTTCACCAGTGCTGTCTCATTGGTCTCACAATCATGCAGATGATAATAACCTGGCTCCAACAGATATGATTTTGTGTACGTGCTTTCCGGGTTCTCGTCTGTATATCTTTCTTTCCAAGCTACATACTGCTTATACTCACAAATAACGATTGCACTTTCATCCGGAAGAATATATCTGTAATAGATTTCCTCTGCCTGTGGTACTTCAAACCATACAAGCCAATCTCTGTAAGTTTTCAAGAACTCTTTTCTCTGGTTATTGTTCTTAAGTCTTGGCAACTCTGGCTGTGCTTCTCTTTCAACGTCCATTGCCATTTCCGGTTCTTCTTTATCCATGTCTCTTGGCTGTCCAAACTCGATACAGATTACCGGTCCTTCTTTTTCTTCTTCGTCTTCAGGGGCAATCATAAACATAATCTCCGACTTATACATTTTTCTGTCTTTCGGATTTGCAATTATAATACTTACGTCCGAATCCTCGTTAAATTCACCTAAATATTCTTTTAATAACTTATTTTCCATTTTTCTTATCAGAGCAAAGATATCTTTTCTGTGCGCACAAATCTCCTGCTCCTTTCTGTAATTTATTTATCCTGTTCTTCCATCCATTTAATAACATTGACCATGTTGTCAATTCCGAATGTTTGGTATGCGCAATGCGTATGTACTAACCGATGTCCGCGACAACTCATACTGCTATCAATGCTTGCTGGCTCTCCGCAGATTACACAGCGAAAACGGTTCTCGCTAAAACGTTTCAAGCCTGTCTTATTAAACACTTCAAGATTCTCTCTGTCGATGCTTACATAGTCCTCATGAACTTTGATATCCATTACTTCACCTCATTCGCAAGCTGGAATCCCATTCTTGCCACATTCTTCAAGTTGTCTTTAATTAATGCTTTGTTTGGACTTCTGTGTGTATCAAGGAATTTCCACAACTCTTGTCTTTCAGTCGGTTCATTTGCAACGTAATCAGCCATGTAATCATACTCAGCTTTTGCGACTTTCAAACACTGAATCATGTAATCTATCTTTTCTCCTGTGTTCATGACTACTCCTTTACTACGCATCTGCGCTCGCTGATCGCATAATATTTTCCATCATGCTCTGAACAGTATTTCTTAAGGATTTCTGCCTTTTTCGCATCCATTGATTTGAAATCAGTTCCAACATTTTCTTCGTGTTTCAAGGTATGAGTATCAGCTTCGATAATCAGCACACACCACGTAAACTCCGTCTCAACTTCTTTCTTTTCATGGTCTTTCTTCCACCGCTTGAGGATTTCAAGCACTTCTTCTGTTTTATCTCTTCGGAAGCTTTGACACGTCATTTTTCCTTTTGCTTCACTAATAGGACATCCACCACATAATTCGTTTTCACAACAAATTTCACTTAAAATCTTAGTTGCTTCTTCCGCTGTCAGTTCGTCCTCGACTAATCCTTCAAGCATTCCGTCTGTCCACTTATAGTCATCTTCTACAACTTTGTAGTAATCATCATGCACGGATGTAATCGTTACGATCTTTTTCTTTAACATTTCATCAACTGCATATAAACCACCATACAGCACCGTATTTTTTAAATTACTCCTGACTCTTACCTTGTCTCCAACTTTGTATTTCATTTCATACCTCTCTTTCTCAGTTTTTCTGACAGATTCTTTCTCTTCTGTTTCTTCTCTTTCCATCGTCTCAGGTACTCAAGTTGAGCCTGATCCTCTTTCTCTTGTCTGTTCATGGTCTTTATCCCTTGTACAGTTTCGGAAGTGGCATCCATGCTGTCACCTTGTACAGTGAACAACCGCCATGTCCGTTTGAATATCTGTCCCACTCAAGGTAACCATACTGTCTATCAAGCCAGTGCTTTTCCTCATCCTCATCAAATACCTTGATGTAACATCCAACACTGTATTCTCTGTATCCGCTACCGCTCTTGGATGCGATTGTTGTAAGGACATCACTTTCATCTTCTGGGAGTCTTTCCGTTACCGGAATCCATCTACAGTCCTCATCGGCATCATCAAT